ACATATTATGACTATTGAAACTATTGCAAATAAAATAGAACAAGAAAGAAAAGAAGAAATAATACAAGCGGTCAAACAAAATAATGATTCTATAGAAAAACAGGGTAAATACCATTCTAGGGGCCTGCAACTTCTTTTTAAAGAGTGGCACAGACACTTTCCTCACATTAAACAACAATTAGGCTGCAGAGGTTGTAGGGAGGCTGTTACTAAGTTTTGGAATAATATAAATAAAATTTGGGAATCTAATAGTTAATATGGCATCAAGACAAAATAAAGTTGATGTAGTTTATGATTATATAGATATAGCTGAAAAAGAAATTATTAAAAGGTGGCACGACCCCACAACAAAAGATATCTTAAGACACTTAATAGAACGAGGCATAGTAGAGCCTAAGCGATTAAGAAACTATATGATAATTTATGACTTTGATTGTATGCTAAGAACTAATGAAGGTAACAGAACATATACTTTTATGGACTTATCTATAAAATATAATATTTCTGAAAGGCAAGCACAAAGTATAGTTTACAAAGAAAGAAAGAAACAATCTGCTTCTGAAAATATTACATACTAAATTTTTTTCCTAAAACTGCGCAACTTTTTGAAAACTAAAAAATAGTTTTGCGTCTATGAATAAAAATTGGTATAACATTAAAGCAGAAGCGTCTAGCAAGTCTGCAGACGTTTACATTTTTGATGAAATAGGTACTTTTGGCTTAACAGCTCAAAGTTTCATTGAAGAAATTAAATCATACAAAGACACTCCAATGAGCTTACACATTAATTGTGTAGGTGGTGATGTGTTTGAAGGTATGGCAATTTACAATGTTCTTAAAAAAAGAACAGCAAGAACAACAGTATATATAGAAGGAATAGCTGCAAGTATGGGAAGTGTAATTGCATTAGCAGGTGATGAGGTCGTTATGGCTGAAAATTCACTATTTATGATACACAATGCTTGGGGTGGTGCTATGGGTGAGGCAACTGAGATAAGAAAGACTGCTGCATTATTAGATAAAATAAGCGGTGAAATTGCTGACATCTATACTAAAAAAACTAATCTACCTTATAACAGGGTAAAAGAAATGATGGACGAGGAAACTTGGTTAAGTGCTGATGAGGCTTTTAATTTGGGATTCATTGACTCTATCTCTGACGCTATTAAAGTAGCGGCTAAATATGACGTTTCTAAGTTTAAAAATATAACAGACAAGGAAATTCAAAATAAACTAAGTGTTAATTTAAAAAGTAAAAAAATGACCGAAGAATTAAAAAATTGGTTTAACGCTAAAGTTGAAGAAATTATTACTAAAGTAAAAGCTAGTAATGAGTCTGAAACTGAAGATGTTAAAGAGGTAGAGGTGATGATGGCTGATGAAAAAGAAGTTTCTGAGAAACTTACAGGATTTGAAGCTAAAGTTACTGAACTAGATAGTTTTGTTGCTGAATTAGTAGGAGAAAAAGAAACTCTTACTCAGGAAGTAGAAAGACTAAACGCTTTATTAAGTAAAGCAGATGCTAAAGGAACTGAGCTATCAACTGATGGTGACCCTGTAGTAATTGAAAACAAAGTGGAGGACAAAGAAAGCAAGTTCTTCTCTGCATTAGCAGAAAAATTAAAATAAGTATAAATAAATAAATATAATAAAAAATGGCAAATATAGCTTTAGATGGATTAGGAGCAAATTATAAAGGAACTTATGCTTCAAAGATTTTATTAGAACCAATGTTTCGTTCTGATGATATTATGCGTAACTACACGGTTTACCCTAATGTAAAATATAAACAAAACTTAATGCTTGCACCTAAATTATCAGGTATAACAGCATTAAACACAGGTTGTACAACAACAAATACTTGCGACCCTGCAGGATTTACTGTTGCTCCGAAAGTAATTACAGTTTCAAATGTTTCTGTAAAACAATCACAATGTTGGACAGAGTTTCAAGACCAATTTATAGTTGAGTCTTACAAAGCAGGTATCAATATGCCTGACTTAACAGGAACTCAGTTAGCAGAAGTAATTATGAATAGAATTAGACACGGAATCCAATCAGATGTTGTAAGAAATATGTGGGCAGGAAATACTGCAGCAGCAGTAGCAGACTGTACATATACTTGGGCAGATGGATTATGGAAAACTATGTCGGCAGAAGGCGCAATTAATGGAACACAAATGAATGAGGTTACTGCAGCTAGTACAGCAGCAGGAAACTTAATTGCAGTTGGCGCTACTATTGCAGGTTCAGATGCGGTTACTCTTTTAACTAATGTATTTGATGGTGCTTCAGCAGAATTACAACAAATTCCTGCATCAGAAAAAAGAATGTTTGTAACTCCAAACATCTACAATGCTTACTATGGTGCTTTAACAGCAGTTTCAGTAGCAGGTGCAGTTGATTATGGACATTCAGAAGCTCAATCAGGTGTAAACTACGCTAGATTAAGTTTTAGAGGTGTTGAATTAGTACCTATGTATGAGTGGGACGTAGCTTTAACAGCTTTAACAGGTGCTGATTTACCTCCACTATTTACTTGTGCTACAGCAGGAATTCAAGCAACTCAAGGTTGTATCTATTCTGCAAAAGACAATTTAATTATTGGTTCTAATGTAACAGACCCTGATACACAGCTTAAAATGTTCTATGATGAGGTTTCTGATAATATGTATATCCGCTCTAACTTTACAATGGGTTACCAATTTGGGTTTAACTCTCTAGTAAATGGAGCTTGTTTAGTATAATTATTAACTTAAAAAAATAGAATAAAATGGCAATAGATTCAGGATTAATAGTAAATTGCGCTGATTTACAAGCGGTAGGTGGTATAAAACAAATAGTTATATCTGATATAGCAAATGTATCTGCAATTTTACCAACATCAGCAGCTAATCATACTATAACAAGTTTAGTATCAAGTAATTGGGCAAGGTTTGAGTTTAAAGACCAAACTGCTGCTTTAGCAATTAATGCTACAAAAGAAAATGGTACTACAGCTTATGAGTGTTCTTTAAGTTTTCACGTTCCTAACATTGATGCAAGTCGTATGACTGCTTTAACTACTCTTTCAACAGGTTGTCCTGTTGCAGTAGTACAAATGAATAGTGGAAAAATGCTTGTGGTTGGTTTTAGTTATTTATATCAAAACACGGCAGATGCTTCAACTCCTTGGATAAGAAATCAAACCACAGCAAACCTTACAGCGATGGAAGGCGGAACAGGTGCGGCTTATCAAGATGAAAATGGTGTTACTGTTACTTTAACAGCAGTTCAATACGAGTTGCCTTATGAGTATGGTGGTCAAATAACAACTGTAGCAGGAGGTTTAACAGCAACTTTAACTTAGACAAGTAATTTAGATAAAGCAGGGGGTTATTAAAGGCTCCCTGCTAATATCTTTTTAATTATGTGTGATTGTGATAAAATAAATACATTATCTTTACCTTCACATTTAAAAATATATACTATAATGGCAAAATATACAATAAAAAAAGAATACGAGGGGTTAAGCTCAGAAGTGGGTAATTTTGGTAAAGTTTGGTGGAGTGAAGCAACTCAAGAAGTTTTGTCTTATCTTTATGAGGAAAGAGAAATGAAATCTATAATTACTAAAATATCATCTAATGAAGAAAGCAGTATCAAAAAGACAAACAAAAAAAATAAGTCAGTTAAGAAAGACGACTAAAAGTAATACATTTGAGTTTGGGGTTTTTGATTTAGCTATCCCACCAAATATTACTGAACCAAAAAATTTAAATAACATATCTACTAAGTGGGTTCCATTTGGTAATGATAATTTATTTCCTCAATATTTAGCAGAGCTAAAAAGAAAGTCATCTACACATAGAAGTGTACTTGCACAAAAAACCGTATTTACAAGTGGGGCAAAATTTGTTTGTGATAATGAACCTTTAAGAGAGTTTATAGAAGATGTAAATGCAAACCAAGAATCATTAAGAGATGTATTTAAAAAATTAGCAGATGACTATTATACGTTTGGTAATGCGTATATGGAATGTGTAAAATATGATGGAGGTGTAAACCTTTATCACTTAGACGCTACAACAGTTAGAATGTCTAAATCAAAAAAAGAAGTTTATGTAAATCCTGATTGGTGTAAGTATTGGAACAATGAGGATAAAATGTATAGATTACCTATATACCCAAGAGTAGCACATAATAAATTTGTAATACACTTTAAAGATTATGAGCCTACGTTTAACTTTTATGGGTTGCCTGATTACGTTGCTGCATTAGAGCATATTGCAGTAGATTATGAAATCGGTAAATGGAATCATACAAAGTTTTTAAATGGCTTTCAACCTTCTGCTATTGTAGAAATTAGTGGAGATATGGGCGAAGAAGAAGCTCAGAAGATGGTTAAGGAAGCACAAAAGAAATTTGTTGGTGAAGGCAACAATGGTAAAATATTATTTATAGTTAAAAATGGTGACACATCACCTGCTAACGTACAAATAATAAAAGACGACCAAGAAGGTAGTTGGATAGAATTACAACAGATTACAGACCAAAATATAATTACCGCTAATAGATGGCAACCATCTTTATCAGGTATAGTAAGTTCAGGTAAAATGAACAATACAGGAAGTGAAATTAGAATAGCTTACGATTTAGTAATGACTACTGTAATTAGAGATACTTCTGAATTAATATTAAATGGAATTAGAACGGTTCTTTATAATGAAATGGGGTATGACCCTAGAGATTTGAAAATTCATTATGAGCCGCCAATCTCATACGCTAATGACGTAGACATTAGAGAGGTATTAACTATTAACGAACAAAGAATGTTGATAGATGAAGATTTACCTATGTTAGAAGATGGCGATATGTTTGTTGCAGACAGAGAAATTATTGTAACAGAGAGAGATGATGATGGAGATGGTGAGGTAGATGAATCAAAAGAAATAACAGTAGAACAATAAAATGGGAAATACAAAACAATACAAAACATTAGTTACAGCGGGAGAGGTTATTAGCAAAACATTTACTAATAAAAATACAGACCCTGTTTTAGTTTCTGAAAATACTCTTGTATTGTCTGAGTTAGCTCATTTAAGACCATTGTTAGGTGAAAAGTTTTATGCAGAATTAAAATTGCAAAACGATACAGGAACATTAAGTGTTGCTAATCAAACATTTATGACTTATTATTTAGAAGATTGCTTGTGTTGGTTTACAAGATTTGAAGTGGTTAATGATATAATGAGCAATATAACATCTAGCGGTGTAGTTCATAATATAGATGAGTTTTCAAGAATAATTACGCCATCAGACTATAATGCATTTAAACAAGATACATATAGAAAAGCTGAAATATTTGCTAACGATATGATTGATTTTTTAGATGGTACAGACCAAGCAGGTTTATATCCTACTTATGAGTCTAACAAACCAAATCAATTAAATAGAACATACAAAAATCACGGTATGATATTTTACGATAGCATATATGGATATAGTGGTGTAGAAGGCTGTATGACTTGTGGTACAGATTATGTAAATGGAAATTGCAACTGTGGTTGTGGTAATTGTTAAAAATAAATAAATGGCATCTAACGAACATAAAAATTTAACAGACGTTAACAGACATAATCCTAAAGGCTTTGAGTCTGCTACAAATGATACGTTACTAAGCAAAACTGTAGGTAGTGGTACAAACAACACAGATGGTAGTTTAGAGTGGGTTAAGAAAAATTTAATAAAAGTAGATACGTTTAACATACAGGGTTATGCTGTATTAAGTAATGCTAACTATCATTATAGCACATCAATTCCTGCTGATACCAACTCATTTATATATAGCAATAATTATGGCTCAGGAACTGTTGGTACAACTGCTTTAGACGTTGGTGATTTTTTTAAAACAAAATCATTTGTAATGCATAGCGCTTGTAATTTAAACAAAATATATCTGTGGGCAAATGCCACTACAGCAGCAACTATAACAGTAGCTTTGTGTAAAGTTACATTTGCAGCAGGAAATACAGGAGCTATTGACCCTGTATTATTAAACGAATTAACAATAACAGGTCAATCAAGTCAAGACAATTTACAAGTAAATAGAAATATGACCCCTGAAACAACTTTAGCGGCAGGAGATGTATTATTTTTAATGGTAAAAGCATCAACATCAGCAACAACATATTTTAAAGTAGGTATAGAGGTAGGATATGACAATTAACAACAAACATAAAATGAGAGATACAATAGAAGATACGATACAGGTGGGAATGGCAAATGCAGGGGCAATAGGAATATCTTTAGCACAAGTGAACGAGGTACTAACTACAGTATCTTTAATTATTGCAATAACATTCTCAATTTACAAATTTATAATAACAAGAAAATAATATGGCAAGTACAGTAACAGCAGCAGACTTAACAGTAACAATTACAGAATCATACACACTAAACGGTGTAAGTTATGGTAATACTACAAATAAAGTATTTACATCTAAAGGGCAAGTAGACCAAAGAATAATGAGTGTAGCAACAACAGAAACAGCATTATTTAATTGGGAGGCTGCAGATAGTGCAGGTCAAGGAGTAGCAGCAGATTATGTGTATTTTAGGGTTACTAATTTAGACGATACTAATTTTGTTACTTTAAGGTTATATAATGGTGCTGATAGTTTTTGGTTAAAACTTGCAGCAGGAGAGAGTTTGTTGTTAATGAATAATGAAATGGACGCTATTACAGGTTCTACATTTGGAGCATTAGCTGACATTACTTCTGTGTTAGGTAAGGCAGATACAGCAGTTTGTGACATTGAATTTATAGCAGTAACCGCATAATATGGCTAAAAAAAGAAAGCTAAACTCTAAGAATCCAAAATATATGGACGAAGTAGTTGAGGTAAAAAGTACTAAAAAACTAATAAAAG